GTATAATTGTAAAACGGAAAAATGATAATTATTTGAATAGATTATTAATGGATTATGATGAAACAAGAGAACCACAAGATAATTGTGAAGGAACTGGTATTGCTAAAACAAAAGATAATTTTTATAAATATTTAGAATATGTGATCAATAATAATAAATTAGAATTCCTTGATAATCTTAAACTAAAAATAGATTTTTATGATAAAGAAATTTTAGAACAAATAAGAAAAGAAAATATAGTTAAATATCGGCCGTTTCAAAAGTTATATGAATTTATATTAAAAAATAATAAATACACTGAATTTGAAGCTGATGTATCATATGATAAATTTATCATGATAAGAGAAATGATTGATAAACTTAATGATGAAACAATGAAAGATAAATTACAAACCGATTTTGATGATATAATTTCATCATTAATTGATAATAAAGAAACTTATCTGGCTGATATAAAAGAAAATTTAAAAGTTTTTTTAAAAGAATGTAAGGATACAAATAAAATAAAACGCTTAGAGAGATATTATAATATGAAAATGTCAGGACAAATCAAAGGTAATCAAAAAATTACTTCGGTTTTATATAATACTATATCAACAAAAATGGTACAAAGTCTTGAACAAATCCTTGATAAATGCGATACATTTAAAAAAATTAATTTTATCAAAAATATATATTATATTATTTCTCGTATTAAGAATAATAATTTCGATAATGGTTGCTATTTTAATACTGAAATTCCTAAAATATGGAAAATAAATGTAACAAATAAAGATAAATTAAGTGATTTTATGAAAAACCACGAATTCTTAATTCATGATGAAGTTTTCTCAACAAAGCCTATGTCTAATTCGTTTTATGATTATAAATCTAATTATCAATATTTTGTAGGATTATATGATTATATTGATCATTATCAAAAAGATATAGAAAGTTTGATTGGATTAGATAACTCAGATTATATCTTAAATAAATCTAATTATAATTATTTAATTGATTTCTTATTCATTAATATATTACATAAATTTGTTGAATATATTACTAATCTGAAAGAAGAAGATTCTGAAGAAGCAACTAATGCCATAGAAATATTCAAAGAATTAAAGAAAGAAGAAATAGCAACTATATTAGGAACAATAGATTATTGTTCTACTTTATTCATTGATTTATTACAAGATATGATAGAATCTTTCTATGATCCAACATATTTATATGAAAATGAAAATCTTGATCTATTTTCAAAACAAATTAGTAAACAAAAAGAAAGAGAAAAACAATTCCTAGTAAGCGATTTAACAAGCCAAACAAATGAACAAAGATTACTAACAACTGAATCGCAAAAACATGGTCTTTCTAATTGGTTCGATAATTTATCTAAGCGTAATGAAGAATATAGATCTTCCGATCAATATAAACAAGATACTGAAGAAGAAAGATTAAGAAGAATATCTGAAAATACTGAATTAAATGATTCTGAAAAAGATATTTTTGAACGTGAAGGTCTTGATTTAGATTCTCTTTTAAGATCACAATTACAAACCGAAGTAACACCACAAGATCTTGGTTATGGTAATGGAACAGATGCTACCGATCAAAATTCGGATGATGAAAATGATGATGAAGATAATATTGATGGCTATGATAGTTAAATATTTAAATATTATTAATTAATAATTACAATATGAATAATAAGTGTAAGTTTTGTAAAAAAAGAGTTAAATTTTTAGATGATTCAGGTTATATGGAAACATCTGACGGTTTGTTTCATTTTTCCTGTGTAAAAAAAGCTGGATATCAAGACTTTTGTAAGAAATATGTTTACGTCCCCTATAAGAATAATGAAATAAAAAAAGAAAATTAAATATTATATCATAATATATGAAAAGTATATTTTTATTAATATTAATAGTTTTTTTATATTTTTGTTACAAAAATGTTGAAGGATATTCTGTAGATACTATTGTTGATGATAATATATATGAAACATGTCCTAATACATACAATAATATGAATAATGATTATAAATTAAAATTAAATCCAATCAAACCTTCACCGGTAGGTTTTTATTCAGATATACTTGAATCTGGTGGCGCACGAAGTAAAAGAAGATATCTTGCTCCACCTATTTGTGTAAAAAGTCATGAATTTGTCCCTGATTATTGGATAAATAATAAAATAGTAGATTGTCCTGCTCTCCCTCATGGTAAGTGTGATACTATTAATTCAAATGGTTCAAGAGATCTTTATAAAAATAATAAAGAACCTTTAATTGATCCTTTTTATCCTTATCCTAAAGTTGGAAAAAATTATTCAATTATTTATCCAGAAGAAGAACAAAAAAAATTTATTGAACTACATGTTGAAAATGAAATAGAATCTGAAAAACTTTACAAAGAAATGGAAAGAATTAAACAACATCATGATAATGAATTATAAAGAAATGACATAAAAAATAAAAATCCATTTATTTTATATTTTGATGTTTCATCAAGTTCATTATAATAATCTTGAAATGTAAAATCTTCACCTATTATATTATATCTTTTATCACCTATTAAATAATTTTGAGAAAAACGAGTAATAAATTCTAAATAATCTTTTTTTTGTAAATGATAATCATAAGAAACAATTGCCATAAAAGTAAATATGATTAATTCAATTGTTTTTTTATTTTTGTTATTTTGTAATGATTTTGTAAATTTATGAGATTCATTTGATATATTATTTAACTTTTCTTCCAAAGATTTTATATTAAATTTCATGCGTTATTATCTATATTTTTTAATATTAATTTTAAATAAAAAATGCCTTTAAAATTGATTACAACAGATAATTTTCATTTGGAAGTTCCTAAATATATTTCTGAAAATGAACTTATTCTTTCTGAATATAATGATGTTACAGAACTTATTCTTAAGATGCTAAGAGATGATTATTTTTTCAATATGGATCTTAACCTTTTAAGAGGTTATTGTGAAATGTTGATTTATAAATATTCTCCCAATGATGAAAAAAATAAAGATAGAATCGTTACTATGCTTGAAGAATCGGATGATGAAAGTTCCGATGATGAAGATGATGAATCAGCAGATATGACAGAAATGATGATGAAAATGATGATGGGACAAATGGCTAATAAAAATTCTAATTCTAAAGATCTCGTAGATTCTGAAGATGTTAAAGAGGGTGAAGTTGTTGATGTTGTTGATGTTGTTGAAGATGTGAATTAAAATCTTCTAAAGCTTTCTGATAATCTATACCGCCTGGAAATACACCACATTCAGATGGAGATAATAAAATAAAATCATCTAAAAATTCTTTTTTTATCTTATAATTTTTTGGAGGAATGTAAGTTTTCTTAAACCAAAAACTTCTCCAAGAATTTTGAATTGTTTTTGCCGCACTATAATTCCTAATTATATTTGCTATACCAATATTATTTCTTAATAAATGATAATCAAAAGCATTATATCCATCTCTATTTTTTATTTTTGGATTTGCGCCTGATTCTAAAAGTGCTAAAATATTATCTGGATCATATTGAACATGTAGAGATGTATTATTAATTATATTACTATGATCTGTATTATATAAATCCCCATAATTATAACTAGTATAAAGTTTTATTATCTTATTATCAATATATGGTTTGAATAAAATACTTTCAAAAGAAAGATCAAAACAGAAATCAGTTATATAATTATTATAACAATGATCTAATAGACATTTTAATGAATCATAGTTTCTTTGGAGAAATATTGGAGAAACACTTATATATTCTTGTGAATAATCATATCCCCCTGCTATAAGCATTCTTGTATAAGGACACCAGGATTTTAATTTATCCCTTGAAAATATTCTTGAGAAATAAATTTCATTCGTTTTTAATAAAAGTTCTATACTTTTTTTGTCTTTTTGGAAAAATAGTGGATTAATATCATTTATACATTTAGGATTTGATACCGCACCAGCATTTAACAATAATAATATGGTTCCATAATTTTCTTGAAAATGAATGGGTTTTAAATCATAAATTCCAGAAATATTAGGATTTATACCTTTATTTAAAAGATATTTCATTGTTTCGGGTCCTTGTTTAATATGAAGTAGTGATATTCCCATAAATGTATAATTATGTAAAATAATACCTTGTTTATAAAATTCATTGACTATATATTTTATTTTATCAAGTGTTGGTTCTCTGACGAAATCGTAAATGTTAAACATTTTTATTATTATTAGTAAAAATATTTCAAATTTGAATAAATTTGATTTTGAATTTAAATATTTATTATATATTAATATTTAACATGCCAAAAGGAGATGAAAAGTATTCTTTTACGGATAAAATGATAAAAAAGTATGATAATTTAACACAATATCTTACAAAATCTGAAAGATTTGATAAACGAAAAAAACAATATATTTTTAAAACATTAAATTCTGAAGAACAAACCTTATTTAATGAATTATTTAATCAGAAAAAAATAGAAAAAACTAATACTAGTGAAAAACTTAAAGCTATTTCATTATTTTCAGGAATGGGTGGTGATTCTGTTGGAATTGTTAATGCTGGTTTAGAACTAGTAGCTTATTCTGAATGGGAAGAAGAAATGAGAAATACTCATGAATTAAATTTCCCTAATACAAAACTTATCGGTTGTGGAGATATTTTAAAAACTACTGATAATCAATTTTTAGAATATAAAAACATTGTAGATTTGATATTCGCAGGATTTCCCTGTCAAGGATTTAGCCATGCCGGTAATAAACTACCCGATGATCCTAGAAATACTTTATTCAGAGAATTTATTAGAAGTTCATATTTAATTAAACCTAAATATATTATTGGAGAAAATGTAAAAGGTTTACTTAGTCGTAAAACAGCTTCAGATGAAAAATATATAGATGTTATTGTTTCTGAATTTAAAAATATTGGTTATGATATTTATTATAAGGTTTATATGTGTAGTAAATTAGATATTAATGTACCTCAAAACAGAGAAAGATTAATAATAGTAGGTATCAGAAGTGATTTAAAACAGAATTTTATATTTCCTGAAGAAAATGAAAATAAATCAGGTAATTTGAAAGATATCATTAAATTTACAATGGAAGGGGCTTTAAAAATTGAACCAGAATATCTTGATTTTGATTTTAATACAATTCCTGATGAATGTATCATAAAAAATATGGATAATGATGAAACTGAAAATAATCCTCATCCTAATTTAGTTCAATATGCTAAAAAAAGAGATTATACAAGGAAAAATGTTGATAGACCACATAGACTTCATTTTGGTAGAAGACTAGATGTTGGTGGAGAAATTATTGATATAAGAAAACCTATTAATACTATTATTTGCTCATATGCCCATTGTCCAAGATTCTTTATTCCACAGAAAAATAAAAATGGTAATTATCTTAGATGTCTTACACCAGATGAATTAAAACAATGTCAAGGATTTCCAGCTGATTATAAAATTTCTGGCGATACAAGTAAAAAAATTAAACAAATAGGAAATGCTGTGCCCCCGCCATTAATTGAAATGATTGTTAGAGAGTTGATTAAATAGATATTATCTAATATCAAATCTTAAATTAGAAAATCCACACCCCTTTCCCCACCTCAAATAACAATCAAAATCTTTTTTATTTTCTTTAGTTAAACATTTAATTATATAATCGGAACCTTCTGAATGAGTTAAATCTATATTTACTATTTCTTCTGAATTAAACTTATTCCAGAATCTGTATTTAATATTTGGAGTTATTCCACAAGTAGTTATCCAAATATCTTTTTGTTCCATTATATCATCCAGTTCTTTTTGTATTTGACACTTTAATAATTGTTTAGTGTCAGTAAATAGTATTCCACTATTAGAATAATTTATATGATTTTTACTATTAAATTTTTTTATAAAATCTCTATGAATTATATCACGTCCATCAATCGGTACACCATTTTTACCATTTAAACTAATATCTTTGTTTCCATTTTTCCATTTATCCTTTATTAGTTTTTTATTATTAATTCCCCATAATGTTTTGGGATTTGCCATGGGTTTACAATCTTTTTCAAACCATTCTTCAAAACAAGGAATATCTATTTTATTTCCAATTAAACTATTAATATCATCATTACATACAATTTTATCATACCAAATTTTTGCAAATAATTTACATATTATAAAATCTTTTGGTTTTCCATTTAATCTCTGAACTGCTTTTTCCCAAGGCGTTTTAGATTTATTTAAATCATATATTTCTTTTTTTCCCTTTTCTTCACACCTAATTGTTCCATCTTTATGAATAAATAATAAATCATAATGTGATTTATTTGTATTTTTTAATTCTACCCGATCTATTTCTTTTTCATAAAACTCATAATAATCTTTTATAAACTTTAAACCCCATACTGTTTTAGTATTTATTTCATTAACAATCCATTTAAGTCTTTTTGATTCATCTTCACCATTACCACCTTTTTTACCTGTATTATTTTTATTTCTTATAAGTTTTTTTATAAAATTTAATTTCCCTTTATAACCATAACGCATATTATCATTCATATATTGTTTATACTCATCTAAAATAATATTATCAATATTATTTTCTATATAATCAATAAAATCTTTTTTAGACTTATTAATTATTTCAATATTGATCATTATATTTATATAATTATTTTAAAATATTTCAAATTTACTAGTTACCTTTTATAGTATCTTCTACTAATCTAACATATTTTAAAATGAAATTTTTAGTTATTTTTTTGTCTAGATATTTTATAATTTGTTTTAATGATTTATCTAAATTTAAAAGACGATAATGGATAAAAAGTATTCCCCAACTTATACAGAGGCCTGTCCCGGCATCAATTCGACTTTGTAATGAATTCGAACCCATATAATTCTGTGGTGAAATATATTCATAATCTTTTAATATTTTTGAGAAAAATTTACTTATATATTTATCTGATAAATAATAAGCTGATTCAACAGAATCTAGTGTTGAATCAGCTTTTCTTTTACCATGCGGTTCTAATAATGAAATTATTTTTTCTTTCGTATCTACTAATATTATATTGGCATGTGTGCCTTCCATTATTGGATGATAAAGCATAATTGGAATCATAAAAAATCTCTTTCCAGTTGTTTCACAATTCTTAATAGTTTTTGTAATATTATTCCATTCTTTATTATAACCAACTGGTTCTACATTTTTTTTTACAACTTCTGTTGTTTGTAATTTGGAATCATCTTCTAATTTAACTTTAATAAAAAAATTACTCCAATCTTCTTTATCTTTAAAAGGCCAACATATTAATTTATTAAAATTTTCATTTTCATTTATCATTAAATCCCAAAAATGATAATAATTCGAATATGCTTGATAATGAAAATCACCGTGCCCTTGACTAGCAAGCGTTCCCATAGAAACTTTGTCAGAAATTGGTACATCTGTAAATTTCATGTTATTCCCTTTTGCTTTTCTTTTTTTTGATTTTGTTTTACCTTTTGCTTTATTACCTCTAATAATCTTTTTTCTAGAATTTTTTGTCCTTTTATTTCTTAAATTTTTATAATTCCTTGATAATTTTTTTGTATTTTTCCTAGCCATATAATAATAGATATATTTTATATTTTCTCAAATTCGGATTTAATATTACCATAAATTAAATTTATATCATCGCACGCTGTAGAAAATATATCTATTATTGAATTTAGTTTCTGAGAATTATTCATTTTAATTATCGGATTTGCTGTTGAGATAGATACAGTAAAAGTTATCTTATCCTCAAGTGGATGTAATTTCTTATAACCTAGAAGTGATAAAGCAGAATCATCATTTATATATTTACTTGATATGTGAGATTGTAAAACACTTCCTATTGTATCATCGCCCCCATCCATCAATAGTTTATAAACAAGATCATTATTTTCATCAGATTTTTTTATCTTAAAAAGCGATTTAGATTCTGGATCAAGCGATTTCTTTAATTCCAATTTAACTACACTAAACATCTCAATCAAAATATCACATGCTTTTATCAAAAGATCCTTAGAATTATAGTAGCTTTGTGAATCAACTTTAAAATTATACCAAAATGGTTGAAGTTGTTTATCCCTATGAAAATATCTTTCACTTTCTGAATATTGTAATTCTTTAAGGAACTTTTGCTGATTTTCTTCTGGTATTTGATTAACCATAATCTTTTCTTTGACCACTTTCATAAATAAATCCTCATCTTCTTTAAATGAATATGTAGCACATGAAACAGCTTGCCAACAAACATTATTATCTTGGCAATTAGAACTTGTAGGGGAACCATAAATATCAATTTCCTGAATATTATCTTTTGATGTAGTTGCCCCAAGTTCTGTAATTAAACAATAATCTTTTATCTCATTACCATTAATTTTATATTTAAATGGTCTGAATATATTTTCTTTTTCTTTATCTGTTAGTCTACCTATATCTGACATATCATAGTTATCCATTGATATTTTAGAAAGTACAGAATAATCATTTTGCTTTCTACATTCCTCCATAATAGAAGGTTTTATCTTATATATATTAAAATCTTTAGCTGTTACGGGTTTCAATTGATTAGAATTATTCTCAATTTTTAAATGAAATAACAATCCTTTATTGAAAATTTCCGGGTCAATGTATAGAGGAATTAATGATATTCTATGAAGTAGAAATTCATTATGTAATGATGTATTATTTTTATTTACAATAAGGTCTCCATCACTTTTAGTTACAAAAGCTACAGATGGTATCCTAGAAAGTAATATTCTCCTAATTGAGTTTATGATACTTTTATCCAATCCATAATCAGGATTACCCTTAATCCCGAACGTCAAAGTGTTTTTTTTGATTTCAGGATCAATTATTTCACAATTAAATTCAGACATCTTTTATTAGTATATTATATTTTTTTTAAATAAATTCAAATTTGTAAAATATGTAATAAATATTTTTGTTGAGCTTATCCAATATAAAGTTTATTACGAGACAATCAAGACTTTTATATAGCTGTT